ATAGGAAATCCATCGACCTCATCATACTTCTTGAAGAATTCTCTGCAATCTCTTACCTGACCAGGTTTAATTGGTTCGACAGATTCTCCGTTAAGAGTTTTATATTTTGATTCTTTCTTTGACCTAACAAACAGTGTTGGATAAAATTCATCACGATGCTCATACCTTTTTCCATTATCAACTCCCCTAACGAGGACCTGATTTCCAATCAACTGAACATTAGTATAGAAATGCATTACTTGGTAAGTTCTTCGTATTTTTCAACTAGGGTGGGCATGGGTTCCGTAAGAGTAATAATCTTATCAGAACTAATCATAAAAACGTCTTGACGAGACACAGAAATTAACCATGGTTCTAGTGTCCCGTCTTTTCGGAGAACAAACGGATTAGTTAACTTACAATCTGGTTGTCCAATGTCTGCTCCAACTTCATCAATCTGACTGATCAGAATCTGATTGCTTGTCAGCAGTATTGCCTTGATTATCTTTTCCATAGTTAACGATGTCTTCAATGTACATTTCTTTGAGTTTAGTAGTTGGATTGACCATGGTGATCACCCAGTCAGCAGGCACAGGAATATCCTCATCTGGAGTCAGGGGGATCCATGGGAACATGGAAACTTCATATCCTGCTTTCTTTTCTTTAGAGTCTTCTTTGATTATATTAGGATTGACCATCTTAACAATACATGGTCTATTCATGTAATAACCAACGACTCTTTTGTCGTCTTCAGTGCCTACGCACATCTCAGATACATCAGTGATAATATCTTCACCTGATTTAAGTAGCATTAATTTAATAGTCATGATGATACTTTTACTTCTCCTTTAATTTTTTGTTTTTCTACTTTAACTTCTGTAGGAAGTTCAGGGACAGGTTTGTATTTACGATAACGTACTGTTTCAAAAGTCTCAAAGATTTCCTCAGGATTACCATAGCAGGTTTTTTTTCTTTCTTCTATAAACTCATCATAAGGATCAATCTGAACATCAGGCCACTGAAGATGTGCGTTCTCAATCACCTTACGACTAATTACTTCATAATCAACACCATTACCTGAGACAGGTAGGACGACATCGACATACTCTTTCTTCTTAGGTGCCATGAGACATTTTAACTTCAAGGTCATTCTACCAAGAAAAAAGAGGGGTGTCAACTGGATTGTGCCAGTTGCCCCTCTGCGGCGACGATATTTAACAGGGTAGCCGCTACTATTTAGAACCAGTCTTTACGCTGATGGTGAACAGGAACAAT